TATTCGTCGCGTAACCTCTGAAAAAACGGTTCACATCGCCGCCAAGAACATCCTTACACTGTTGGAAAATCTTATCCATTTCCCCAATAGGAACAGTGTCAAAGTCCTCTATATTCCACATCTTATTGGTAGCGAGAGAAATCGTAGTAACAACAATAAAATCTTCCTCACGCTCTGAATATTCTATAATCTCATCGGGATGCTTATTTGCAATCATAGCAAGGGCATCCTCAATTTTCATACTATCGTTAAGTTCATCCTTGAACCTGGATAGAAGTTCAATGAGCATTGCTTTCTGCATCTTCCGAACCTTACGCACAATACCATGATAAGGTTCATCAGACAGTTCATACGTTTCATTATTAATAATAACATTAACCATAATAATCAGTAAGAAAAAAATATTTAGGATATTGTAAGCCCGGTAATTTGCAGCGATTCAATCTTATCCCCAATAACCTCATCAGGTTTAACATCAAGGGGATATTCAGGGAATTGAACTCCCGTAAGCGTAAACGTCTTACTATCAATGGTAAACTTGAATCCACACTGTGTAAGAGCACGAACCTGTGTGAGCAGGTCAAGATCATCATAATACAGTTCAAGACCAAGTTTAACGTCCTTACCCACGTTTACAACACCTGCAATGTGGGTGCTGTTTGCAGATGCAAGATCCTTGAGATAAACGTTCTTATTCGAGATAGATAACTCAATCTCACGCACGACATCAGTAGCGTCAGCCCAGTTAGAACCGTTGTTTGTACTTAACTGAATGTCACTTACATCATCACACGTAAGCATTGCATCGGTGCTCTCAGTTGCATTACTGCCCGTTCCCTTATAATCAGTAGCGGAAGGTGCGGCAGCATCAGCGGCAGTAAACTTAGCAGAACACTTCAGCACATCATCTTCGGGGATAGTAAGCGTAAACTCATCAACTACACATCCCTCGTAGAGAAGATACTTATCCGTTCCACCTGTGATAATTGCACCAATCGTAGCGGAATTAATACCATCTGCAAGTCCTGTGCAAGTAGTTTCATCACCGCCAAGTGCATAACCCAGGAAACCACCAAGAATGTCCTGTGGCACATACTCAATCTCAATGCCCGCTTCCATTACAGTCTTAATGTGCTTGTAGGCAGCAGACTTCGGATCAGTGTAGGCAGCATCCGTAAAATACCGCGTGGAAAATGACTTCGGTTTATCAGTAAACTTAGCATCAGTAACAATACCTATCCACTGCATTACAGGATTAGTAGGCTTTGTGCCAAATGAAGTCTCTTTAATATATTCAACGGTTGTAGTATAACCTGCGTTTTGTCCCATAAAATTCAACCTCTCTTTCTAAATTCAATTACAACAATATCCAATTCGCGTTTCAAAATACTATTCTTTTCTACAAATGCAGGAGCAACAGGAGAAATATAACTCACACCACCGTAAGCACATAATGTAAGTTCCCGTCCATAATCCAAAAAAGCATTTGTAATTAAATTAAAAATGCGATTGATTTCACTCTTCTTATCAGAGACGATTGCAATACGCACTAACTCATGTGTCTTTGTTCCATCAACAATTAGGGTTTCCCTCCCCGCTACAATGTCTATTACAATGGTAGGAGGAGCAAATCTTTCTGTTTCAGGATAAATGGTAGTAACCTTTTTATCAAGTTCTGGAACTTTCTCTTCAATAAAATCTGCAAGTTCCTTTAAAACACCATCTATATCCATTATAACCCCGCTAATGATATGTTTGCACCTATTAAGTTCACACGCTTAATTAATTGACCAAGTTTAATACTATATATAAACTTAATCTGTCTTACATCATGGATAATACCACGATCAGAGTCAGAATACTTATAGCGTGATTCATTTGCAATCGGTTTGAATTTTTCAGTGCCAAACACAAGATACGTATTGTAAGGCACGTAAGAATTTTGACTTATAATTGCATACTTCAATGATTCTTTACGCTCGTAGAACCAAGAACTCATATAACGTCCTGTATCATACGGGGCTGAATCCTTGATTTCTTTCGTCATATCACCACTGAAAAGATCAAGCGTGTTATCTACATTGTCCTGAATCGCTACAAGTAACTGTCCTAATTTTGCATTAGTTTCTTCTACACCATACACCACCGTTTTCATGATGCAGTCTCCAGGTGTGCCTCAAGAAGATAGTAAGATGTTCCGTATATTTCCTTACCAACAATATTGTAGCGCCCTACAGAATCGGTGTAATAATCCCGATTAATTACAAGATTGTTGCCATCAGTAATACTAATAAAGATATTAATAATACCAAATTGTTCTATTCCAGAACGATCTTGACGGGCAAAGACATTAGAATGAAGATCATATGCGCGGGCAGGGAGAACAGCCGCCCAATATTCTACTTCTTCATATTCAGTGGTGGATTCCTGATAAAAAGTGTCGGCGGGAGTTGTAGATTCCTGTATAAGAAAAGTATGTAGAGCGCCCAATTTCTTCAGTATATTATTCATTTTGAACCCGCTCTGTTGCATAAAACCACCTTAAATGAACCCAATAACATTCATAAAAATGTAAGTAGCGAAAACACCAATAATAGTAATGATTAACGTAATAAAACCCGTAATCATCGTATCTTTTATTGAACTTACTTCCTTTTTTGTTTCTTTCCAATCGTGTCTTAGTTCTTCAATAAGGGCGAGGAATCGTTCATCCTGCTTCTCTTCCCTACGCTGAACTTCACATAAAATGTCAGTCCGTAAACGACAATGTTGTAATTCGCATGTTTCCGTATCATCCATTTTCTTCATCCTCAACGTAATTGCATCTTGAACGAACATATGGTAATCCAGTTGAGGCTTTCTGAACACTGAAAATTGATTTGCGAATTAACGATGACGTTTCTTTCTCATACATTTTGATTATATCATCAATTTCATTATATTGTTGGGCTGATCCCAATTTTGACATATACGGCAATTCGCCGTTTGTTTTCATTCGCTTTAGGGTGAGTGCGACTGATTTAAAAAGATGAGCCGTTTGGATTTCATATGAAGGGTTTAATTGAACACCAACGTGTGATTCAATGTATCTCTGTGCAATATCAAGAATATCTTGGAGAGTGGAGTCTGATATTTCAGTCTCTACCAAACCGCGTAGTTCTGTAATATTGCTCCAAGACATTGTAAATCACCCACCTTAGATAGTAGTTAACTTACAAATCGCATTAGAGTCATACACGACAGGAATAACACACTCGTAAACTCTACCCCAAAGATCCTTCGACTTCTGGAGAACTTCAGTCTCAGTGGTCATATCCTGTGCGACAACCATCTCAAAGAAACCAGCAGAAGCATCAGCGAGCAGCATACCCGTTCCGGCAGTCTGGAAGGACGTAGAATAAATACTTCCACCCTCAAGAATCTCCTTAACCATTGCAATCTCACGCTCACCTGCACCAGAACCAAGAATCGAAATTGCAAGTTCCATATACTGCGTGGGATTCAGAACAAGATTATACGGACCAGTAATATTATCAGCCTGCATCAGATCAATAGCGCCTGCAACCGCCTCAATCGGCTTTCCGGCAGTTCCAAAGTCATTAGAACCAGTGTAAGAATTACCTGCACTCTGGTAAAGACCCTTGATATCATAGTTAGTTCCATCGGCAGCGAATCCGTTAAGAATTAACTGATTCTCAAGATTCATAACCTTGTAGGCAGCACTCGAAACAGTAGCGGTAGAAATACCGAATCCACCACGGGCAGCGGCCGCAAGATCACGACGAGAAATGCGGAACTCTTTATGCAAAAGCGGAATAGGAATGTCAGTACGAGCAAGTTCAATCCAATCTTCAGCCGTGTCAGTGAACTGATACGTAAGCAGAGCATCCGAAACTTCATTTGCAGTGTCATACGTCCACTGCTGAACGCCAATACCACCGGAAATGTTACGGGTATTAATAATCTTACGTGCTACTGCCTGTTTACGCGCGGTAAAGACAATGGCATCCTTTATCTGTCTGTAATATTCAACGGGAAAAGTCATTTTATAGTCACCTCAAAAAATATTTAAATATACACCCTTGACATAACGGCCTGACTGACGTAAGACGTAACATTATCAGCAGTAACAGTAGCAGGTGCAAGAGTCTCTTCAGCGCGCCCTACAATCTGGAATCCAGGAGCAGCACACACAACGTAAATGTTACCGGCAAGTTTGGCACTATTAGAAGTAGTATACGAAACAGAAACCTGTCCATCACCTACAACATGATATGTGGGAACCCTACAAGTCTGAGTAGCATCAGCAATATCTGCTTCTTTCAAATATGCACCAAGCGTAAGAGTAGCGGCGGCAGTAGTAAGAGCAACATTGTTGTGCTTCACAAATCCAGCAGCAGCACACGATTCATCATCGAGGAAACCATCAGCGTCACCACCATTATTATCCTCTGCATACAGAAGCCCAACATCAATAGTAGCGTCGGCAACTTCCTTAGTCACCTGAACAATGACATCGGAAACAATCATTCCCTCTGGAAGATCAACGCCGGTATCAGTCTCAGAAGTATTCTTAACAAACGGAATTCTGACACCAAACCCT